CGATGATTACAAAAAGGACAATGAAAAGCATAATTATCTCTAGCTCTCTTATAACTTTTGCCCAATATGTTTTCAATGGATCCTAAAAGGAAAGTATAATCCATAACTCCAGTCCGTATCTTTAGGATAAGATAAGAACTAATTTTTTAATAGACAACTTATATTTCGTTATTTTGTAATAGATCTCCTATTGCAGCAGATACAGATTGGTAGAGTAGGGTTCTGTTATCAACATCTAAATAATCTTCTAATTTGTTAGTAATAGCTTCAGCTAATTTAATAACATCATTATCAGATAGGTTAAGTTCTTCTCTTAGAACATAATTTTTATTTTCGAGTATTATTTTAGATAACTTCATGATCTTAATTTAATTATTAACTTACGTCCATAGGATAGACTTCTGCGTCATATCCTTTTTTTCTTAAGGCATCTGCAATATCTTGAACTTCGTCTGAAAGATACATAGCCCTACGAGGTACTTCTAAACCTGTGATCTTTTTAATCATTTGAATTGCTTTATCTTCATCCTCTCTGCTTCTTTGCTTTTCTCCATTTATAGAAATAGAATAAAGAGTACTACCAGGGTCGGTATAAGTTAAAGTAATGCTTTTATTTTCCAATATGATATCTGTTAATTTCATTTTCCTTGTCCTCTATATAATTTTTTATAGTTGCGAGAAGTCTTTAACTTTGATGTTTTAGACTTGGCATGAACACCTGGTCTCTTTCTCTTAGGTTTATCTATATAATTACCAACTGTTAATCCTCTTGCCATATTTTAACAACTAAATCACCTGTTCCTTTAATTAAACGGTGATAGGTTTCTTTAGGTATAAATAGCTTATCTTTTAGTAACTCACGGGGTATATCGTTGTCTAATTGAAAAGACCAATCGTTATCGTGTATAGCTTGAACATACCTATCTTCTTTATCTCTATGCCAAACAAATTCAAATGAAGGAGTGTCTTGAGAGAACTCTCTTATTAAATAACCGTCTTCTTTTTTTTCAGAATAAGGTCTACCAGTAACCTGAGAAGTTTGATGATCCACCTAATGATTTCCAATAACGGCCTATATTACAAGACCAATAACCTGCTTTTGTTTTATCTTTCTTTTGAGCACATTTATGACGAGCTGCGAAAGACGCTCTAGCTCCTCTTTGCTTTAACTTAACTGAAAGACCAGTATCACCGAATGATACTTTTTTAACATTACCTTTCTTTGACTTAACGTAAACGTAGAACTTTTTAGATCCACCTCTTTTTGGTTTGTTAAGTGCAACTTTTTTACCTTTATATTCAGCTTCAGGAATATAATCTACAGATGCTTTAAGCATATCGAAACCATTATAGTCGAAAGTTTCATTCTGTAGGTTAACAGCTTTTCTAAAGTTCTCCATATTAATAGTACCGCCGATTGATTCGACAAGCTCTTTGACTAGATCGTAATCGATCATTTCGTCTATACTCATAGCTTCGTCAATCGTATCCTCGTTTTCAATCATGTTATCAATCATGCAGCCTATTTCGAACAATGCATTATTGTGTTTGGGGGAAACCATAGGAAGATCTAAAGGAACTCTCATTCCATTATAATCTCCATATTCCCCTATATCTGTTGTCTCTAAAAGTTCAATATCTTCTTCGCTAAGTTCGATTTCTTCGTTTCTATGCGCTTCTCTTGCCTCTTTAAATAATTGTATAAAGGCATCAGAGTTATAACGGTAGACATGCTCATGCAATGATAGACCGTTATCTATATGATACTTTAAGGATGGGTATCCTAATACTTCTTTTAGTTTAATCATTGTTAAAATCTTTTCTATAAAACTTTCCTAAAATATTGTCGTTGATATACTGATGACTATATGTTTCAAGAACGTCATTTATAAATAGGTGCTTGCACTCATAATAAGTTAAAAGCTTTTTATTTGGAACAAAATCTAATATTCTTCTTTCGAAATCTTTTCTGAGATCTTTTGAATCTTTAACGAGTTGTTTTATCTTTGGATGAGATCCATAATAATCTTTCCAATCCGATTCGGTAACTACTTTTTGCTTTAAAGGGGTACGGCCTCCAATTCCTTTTGCTTTTCTTTCTTCTCTCAAAGCTTCTAATGCTCTTTTTCCTAATCTTTTATTTCTTTCGAAAAACAATACTTTCTTACCGAGGTATTTTAAGCCGGTAGGTTTATGAAAAACTTCATAAATAAATCCGTAAGTACCTTTTGGGAAGTCTAATATATCGTTGAAGATCCTACCCTGGAATGTCCAGGAAGGGTATGTCATTTCCATATAATTTGGTTTCTGCCGCTAGAGCTTAGATTTTAGCTCATCGATTTGTAACTGCTGTTCTTTAACTGCTTCAATCAATAACGCGACAATTTTTTCATAACGTACGGCTTTATATCCGTTTTCTCGATCAGTTACTAACTCAGGTAGCACTTTTTCGATTTCTTGAGCAATGACTCCTACATCATGCCCTTCGTTAGAATGAATACCTTCTATAGGTAACCAGTCAAACTCTACACCATTAATATAAGAAAGTTTTTGCAAAGGCTCTTTTATATTAGTAATATTTTCTTTTAATCTTTCGTCTGAAGAGTAGTAAGCAGTTATGTCGCCTGCTGCTCTTATTTCACCAGTAGTTGTTGATGGAGCTGTTCCTATACCTAAACAATGTGCTTGTAAGTGACTTGTAAATTGTGAAGTACCAGTTCCTGCTATTTGTAGTAAACCTGAGCCGGTTATATTACCAGAAGTTTTTAATAAAGAACTAGTTAGAAGAGTAGTAGCTGAGATATTGTCGAATGTTACATCACTAGTAGTCTGAAGATCTTTTACATTTACGTTTACATCATTAAGTTTTATTTGACCTTGTGCATCACCAACAGCTGATCCTGATACTGTTCCTCCTGCTCCTCCTGCTCCTTCTACTGCTGTAATCCTAGTACTAAACGAACCGCTAGCTACAGCAAACGATCCTGTTATTTCACTTTTATTAGCTTTATCAGTTGTTAAAGTTCCTACACTAGCTAGGTTTGTTGCAATACCAGCAGCAAGACTTGCTGAGGTAGATATAAATGAACCTGAAATAGAAGTAGCTGTAAGTGATCTTATTAATGTAGCGTTAACTCCTAAAGATCCTGATATTCCTGCTCCGGTTAAGGATCTAATTAATGTTGCATTATCGCCCAAAGACCCTGATACAGAAGCTGCGGTTAAGCCGCCGAATGAACCAGAAATAGAATCTGAATTAAGTGTTCTTATAAAAGCAGCGTTAGGTCCTAATGAACCTGAAATAGATCCTGATATTTGAACTGAAGAAGATATTAAGGTTTTACCATTCAAAGTATTGATAGCAGTCTCATGAGATGCACTAGCAGCTGTTAATGTAGTAATAGAGGTCTCATGTGAAGCACTTGCTGCTACAAGAGTATTAATTGAGGTTTCATGAGATGCACTTGCTGCTACAAGAGTATTAATTGAGGTTTCATGAGATGCACTAGCAGCTGTTAAGGTTGCAATTGGAGTAGCAAAAGAAGCTGATTGAGCTATTCTTACCCAATTTCCTCCGTGTGCATAGTAAGCTGAACCTGTTGCATGTACATGAGCAAACATACCGTGGTAGGTAGTGGCTGATGGTAAATCAGAGTATTCAGCAAAATGAAATCTAATCTTACTAGACATCCCAGTAGAGTCTATAGTATCGGTAATTGTTGCAGAGCCTGATACAGTTAAGCTACCAGATAGTACTTTTTGACCTACAACTGTTATATTTCCTTCTAATGTTTGAGAACCAGTAACTAGTAAGCTACCAGTTATTTGATGTGTATCGTTACTATCATCACCAAATATAGTTGAACCTGATTCAAATATAGTTGATGAAGAAATTATTTCTGTATTAAATTGCTGTGCAGTAATATCTCCGGTTACTAAAAGAGAACCGGTAACTGATGCAACTCCTGTAGTTGATGAACCGCTATAATCTATCCAATCAGGAAGTACATCTATTTGTTTTTGAGCTCCTGAACTCTCAGAAGTAAATAGAGATAATTGACCGGTAGTAGTATCTACCGAAGCGGAATTTACTAAATTCTTTAAGTTAGTATCCATCTCTGTTTGAGTAAGAGCGGAACCTTTTGCTAATCTAAGAGTTATCTGAGACATAATATTTTATTTTACATATCTAATTTTACTACAAATGTCATTTCTGTACTGTCAGACTTTGGTATTGGTTGACTAAATTTTGATACTGCTAATAATTCATTAGCATCATTATACAAACCAACAGTTGTAATATAAGGTTGAAAAGCACTTCCTGTAACGTTATTATGGAGTACTCCTTCTGACCCTGATATAGCTGATGGATGTTGAGTAAAGTTTAATTCATGATCCTTTACTTGACACCTAACATTATATGTATAAATAGGTTGAGTTGCTTTCCATTGCATATCTAAATCTTCTCTATAGTAATCTAATAGACTAGCCGAAGTAATAGTAACAATGCCGTGAGGGTATATAACGTCTCCAATTTTAAAACTACCAGTATCAGATATAACTGCAGCGCCTGATACAACTAAATTTCCTTCCCCATCATCTATAAACTCTCTTCCTCTACCTACTCTTAACATTTCTTCTGGTCTAGGAGTACCAATATAATCGTCATCACTATCTGTTAAACCATCCGAACCAGTTAAGATATAATCAGCTCCTCCGTTAGCTCCTTCAAAATATGAACCAGAGTACCCATCGCTTGCTTCAGCTCCTGAGATAAACATTATAAAGCTATTTGGCTGTATTGCTGTACCTACATATTTTCTTGGAATAGAAAAAACGTTTGATTTATCAGTAAGTTCTCTAAAACTAGATCTATAAGAACCGGTAGCTAGAGAAGACATTAAGTAGTTATCGTACGAACCTGACTGTAATTTTTGACCAGTTGCTAAAGATTCGGAAGTAAAATTTGAATAATATAATTGATATAAACTTCTATAACCTGTATACCTATTGTAGCTAGTGCCTGAATTACCTGTAAAGTTATGAAAAAAAGCTGGGTAGTAAGGAAGAGGGCTTGATTCAATATAAAAGCCATCTACGTTAAAAGTTTCAAATTCGTCTTCACCTGCTACTCTAAACGATTTATTAGCTTCATACGAAGTTACGTATACATCTTGTTTGTTTAGCTTTTTGTAGGCCCCCATTCATTAAAAATCAAGCTTTATTCGTACCAATGCTTCTTTAGTAAAGTCTTTAAGAAGCGGTCTAGATAGTTTAGCGGTTGCTAGTAGATCGTTATTATCATTATACAGCCCGACTGAAGTAGCGTAAGCTTGAGGGTTATTTACCATAACATCATGTTTAAGCTCTCCTGAACCTGTTGTATTAGAAGGATTGGAAGAATAATTAAATTCAGCGTTTCTTGCTCTTACAAATACAAAATTAGAAGAAATTGTTTCTTCTGAGTTCAATTTAAAAGAAGCTCCTTTTGCTATAGAATCGAATATTTTTTGAGATCCACTACCTTCAGTATTCATTGTACGTATAGTACCTAAATTAATACCTCCAGCTGAACCAGCTGATGAGCCATCTAATGCTTTTCCATTTAGAATTATTACACCGACATCCGGTAAGAAAAATCCATATGATCCATTAGAATTAGAATGACCTGTTGCGTTAACTCCTGTATATATTGTTCCTAAACTACCTGATACTACTTCGAATACTCGACCAGCATCATTAAAATTAGTTGTTGTAGCTACTTGACTATTATCAGTTAAATTTAGAAGTGCACCATCTCCATTAG